ATTTCGTGGGTCGGCCTGGCAACGGCACCGGCCCTTTGGGTATCTGGCAACGGATCGGCAACGGGGCACGGCCCATCTTGATCTTCGTCAAGCGCCCGACGTATCGGCGGCGCTTTGACTTCTACGGAGTAGCCAATCGCGTAGCGGAGGCCGAGTTCGAGCCGCTGTTCCGACGTGCCCTGGCACGGGAGATGGAGCGAGGCTGACCTCTTGTCGGTTCGAAGCATTTTTTCTAAAAAAACAGTTATTTTTCAATGATTTGCCTGGGTTTTGGCTTGACGGGTCGACCTGCGACCCAAAATCAATGGGTCCTTCCAGGCAGCGGGGCCATCGGGGTAATTCGAACCCCGACTTTTTTGCAGATTCAACCCGACATGGGGGGTTCCGCTTCCCTCCCAGCAACAGGACCAGACCATGCCAACCCAACATGAAATCGCCGAGCACCTGGACATGAGTGAGCGTAATGCCCGCGACGTGCTCAAGGGGCTGACTCTGGATTGGCAAACGGCAAGCATGGACGAGATCCGAACGGCCTACATCCGCGATTTGCGCGCGAAAGCCGCTGGGCGCGGGGGCAGCCAACTTGAGGAGCTCAACAGAGCCCGGATCGATGACCTGCAGCAGAAGTCAGCCAACGGGCGGTTGGTGTATTACGAAAAGCTGCGCTCATTGATTCCCTCCGGCGAGGCAGAGCGTGCGCTGTCTGACTGGGCCAGTTTCGCAAACCGGGAATACCTGGGCGGCCTTGAGCGCATCATTCAGGAAATCGAGAACGTGCAGAAACTCACGGTTGATCGAATAGTGGTGGCCAAAGTTGCTGGACCTACGACCGAGCGAATTGCAGGCTACGCGCGAAAACTTGGCGCGGAGCTTGTCGGCAGCAGCGGGGAAATTCAACCCGCCGCGTGATATCCCGACCGCGCACTACCTGAGCACCGAGTTTTACCTGCCGGCTGAAAGCGGCGTGCTGCATGGCCTGTACGATTTCCAATACACGCCTTACTTCCTCGGCGTTGCTGCCGCCCTGGACGATCCACGGGTGAGCGAGGTCGACCTGATGAAAGCGGCGCAGATCGGCTGGACGTGGTTCTTGATCGGCTACCTGTTCAAGTTCATCCATAACCTGCCGCGCCCGATCATGATCCTGTTCGCCAAGGAAAAGGACGGCAAAAACTTTCATGACGAAAAGCTCAAGTTCGGCGTGACGGCGAACACTGAGGTGGCCAAGTTGATGCCGGTCGATGTCAGCCGCACCTCGGGCAACCGTTGGGACCATAAGACCTTTCCGGGCGGGTTCCTCAAGCTGGTGGCGTCGAACTCTCCCGGCAACGTCAAGTCTACGTCCTCGGTGGGCTTGTCGGTGGTGGAAGAACCGGACGACACCAGCGATGACGTGAAGGGGCAGGGTGATGCGATCGCCCTGCTGGAGGAGCGCGGCAAGCGCTACCCCGGCTCCAAGATGCTGGTGGGCGGCACACCGGCGATCAAGGGCGCGAGCAAGACTGAAGCGCGCCTGGCCCAGACCGATTGCCGGGTGTTGCCGATCATCTGCCACAGTTGCGGCCAGTCGCATGTGTTGGACTTTGCCCATATCAAGTGGCTCGACATTGAAGAGGACGCCCAGCCACACGAGATCTACGGCCGCGCGGATCCAGAGACCGCCGGCTACGGTTGCCCGCACTGTGGCGAGATTTGGGACGACTACCAGCGCAAAGAGAACATCCGCAACACGGTGTTCAACGCAATCGACGCCGGCGACCCCTATTGCGGCTGGGTGCCCACTAAACCCTTCGCCGGTCGTGCTGGATTCATTGAGCTGAACGAACTGTACGCGTGCCTGCCCGGTACCAGCCTGGCCGACATCGTGCGGGAGAAACTCAACGCCGAACACCAGGCGTCGATTGGCAACCTGTCGCTGCTGATCAAGTTCGTCAACCAGAAACAGGGCCGTGCCTACGAGTACAAATCCGACCTGCCTGAGGCCGATAAACTGGCTGAGCGAGCAGAGGACTACCCGGAGATGTTTGTGCCCATGGGGGGCTTAGTGGTCACCGCCGGCGTCGACGTGCAGCACGATCGGCTGGCGGTGGTGATGCGGGCCTGGGGCCGAGGCGAGGAATCCTGGCTGATCTACTGGGGCGAAATCTATGGCGAGGTGGTGTTGCCTGACCAGGGCGTCTGGCTGGATCTGGAAAAGATGCTGTTTGCGCCGATTCCACACGCCTGCGGCGCCAAGCTGAGGGTGCTGGCTACTTCGCTGGATACCTCGGACGGCACCATCACCCAGGACGCGGCGTATGCGTTTTGCCGTAAGCATCAGCGCAACGGCGTGATGGCGATCAAGGGCGCGAGCGAACGTGGCAACACCCGCGACGATGAGCGCCGGGAAATCTTCAGCGCGCCTCGGCAAGGCGTCGACACTGACAAAGAGCAAAAGGCCTCGAAGTACGGTCTGCGCCCTTACATTGTCGGTACCTCGCGGGCCAAGGATCTGTGGATTGAGGGCCGTCTGCCATTGACCGGTGATGGCCCTGGTCGGATGCACTTTTACAAAACGGTGCGCCCGGATTATTTCCGCCAAATCACCGCCGAAGTGAAGGCGCCCAGCCGGCGACACCACTACCGCAAGGTCTGGCAGAAAAAGGCCGGCCAACCGAACGAAGGAACCGACTGTGAGACGTACGCGTTGCACGCCGCCCGCTCCCTGAAAACGCATTTGATGCGGGAGCAAGACTGGGCTGGGCTCGATGCACAGATCCGTCAGGGTGCGTTGTTTGACCCACCTGAGCCGGATCAATCCGAGGCTGAACCCGTTCCCGAAACGGACGGGGATAGTCCGGAACCGACACCAGTCGAACCACCCGATCTCCCGCCTGCTGGCGGGAGAGTTGTTTCTGGGCGCCGTAGTGCAATGCGCGTGCTCTCCCAACGCAGGAATTAATCAATGGCTATCACCCTGGAACAAGCGCAGGGCCAGTTGCAAGCCTGGCTTGACGCGAGCATGAAGGTCAGCCAAAAGCAAAGCTATCGCATCGGCACCCGGCAGTTGGAATACGCCGACCTTGCCGAAATCACCAAGACGATCGACTACTGGCAACAGCAAGTTGATCGCCTGGAGATTGGCCGTCCTCGGGGGATCGTTCTGCGTGGGATTACGCCGCGATGAGCCGCGCATCGAAAGTGCCAGAGCCGACGCTACTGGATAAAGCCATCACCTGGCTCAGCCCCGAGCGCGGCGCCAAGCGCATGCACGCACGGTTGACCATGACTGCCTTGGGCGGTTACAGCGGCGCGTCGAAGTCCAAGCGCACGTTGAGCGCCTGGACCCCGACGGCAGGCAGTGCGGCGGCAGATCTGCTGCCCGATTTGCCCACGCTTCGCGAACGCTGCCGAGATCTTGAACGGAACAATCCCATCGGCGGCGGTGCGATCAACACGGTGACGACGAAGACGGTCGGCACGGGCCTGGCGCTTAAGTCGGTGGTCAATCGCTCGATTCTGGGCTGGGACGAAGACCAGGCCAGGGAGTGGCAGCGCAAAACGGAATCGCTGTTCAAGTCCTGGGCGGAAACCACCAGTTGCGATATCACCCGCGAGCAGAATTTCTATGGTCTGCAGGACCTGACCTGGCGATCGGTGCTGAGCAGCGGTGACGTGTTTACGTTGCTCACGCACAAAGAACAACCCGGCCAGCACTACTCGGCGTGCATCCAGCTGATTGAGGCTGACCGGGTTTGTAACCCTAGCAACAAGGCCGACACGGAAGCCCTCACGGCCGGCATTGAACGTGACGCCGATGGGGCGCCGATCAGGGCTCACATTTTGCGCAGTCACCCGGGGGCGCTCGGCGTCAAAGAGCGCGTTTGGGATGACCGTCCGTTCTTCAATGAGCGTGGCGGTCGCGTGCTGCTGCATGTGTACCGGCGTCGTCGGGTGGGCCAACCACGGGGTGTGCCGTACTTGGCGCCGGTGATCGAGAAGCTCAAACAGTTGGATCGCTACACCGATGCCGAGCTGGAAGCGGCGGTGGTGTCTGCGTTCTTCGCCGTGTTCATCAAGCCGGGGCAGTCCGGCAATCTGAGCCCTCTGGCATCGGCCGTTACCGGCAACACCCCGGTGGGTGGCGATAAACCCGCCGGGCGCGACCAGGGCGGTTGGGACGGCTCACTCAGTGGCGGCATTGTCGCCGAGCTGGACGACGGTGCGTCGATCGATACCGCATCACCCGGTCGCCCGAACATGGCGTTCGATCCGTTCGTGCTCGCCATGCTCCGGCAGATCGGCATGGCCCTGGAGCTGCCCTATGAGGTGCTGATTAAGCACTTTACCG